CCTGAAGGCGGCGAATGAAACGGCGAGCCGGATGATCGCGAAGAATCCGCAATGAGCCAGCGCATCATTTCCAGCATCGCCTCCGAGGGCGTCGAGCTGCCGCTGGGCGACGCGGTGGCGGGTTACCGCGCGCCGGGGCCGGTGGCGCGGGAGTTCCTCGCATCGGACGCGTTCGTTGCCGGCATCCGCGGGCCGCTGGGCTCGGGCAAGTCGACCGCCTGCGTGATGAAACTGATCCAGAACATGCGGCGCCAGGAGCGCCTGATCGATGGCTGGGTGCGCCGCCGCACCGCGGTGATCCGCAACACTTACCCGGAGCTGCGCACCACCACCATCAAGACCTGGCAGCAGTGGCTCGCGCCCACCCTGGGGCGCTGGCGCGAGACCAACCCGCCTTCGCACCGCCTCGTGTTCGACGCCGAGATGGTGGACTGGGAGGTGATATTCATCGCGCTCGACAGGCCCGATGATGTGCGCAAGCTGTTGTCGATGGAAATCTCGGATGCCTGGATCAACGAGGCGCGCGAGATGCCGCGCGCGATACTCGACGGGCTCACCGGCCGCGTCGGGCGCTACCCGCGCCGCGAAGAGGGCGGCTGCACCGATCCGCAGATCATCATGGACACCAATCCGCCGGACAGCGACCACTGGTGGTATCGGATGGCCGAGGAGGGCAACGCGGCGCTGGCCGACGATGCCCGTGACGCAAGCTCGCACGCCGGCGCGGCGCAGACCAACGATGAAGCCGAATACAACGCCCAGTTGCAGGCCGAGCTGCGCCGCATCGGCGCGCTGCGCCCGCAGCAGCGCATCGCGCAGTGGTTCGCCCAGCCCGGCGGGCAGTCGCCCGAGGCCGAGAACGTGGACAACCTGCCGCCCGGCTATTACCTGAAGGCGCGCGCCAACAAGAGCAGCGAGTGGATCAAGGTGTACGTCAACGGCGATTACGGCTATGTGCTCGACGGCCGGCCGGTCTATCCGGACTACCGCGACAACGTGCATTGCGCGGCCTTCGAGATCCATCCGCGCCTGCCGATCGATGTGGGCCTGGACTTCGGCCTGACGCCGGCGGCGGTGTTCGCCCAGCAGATGCCGAACGGCCAGTGGCGCAAGTGCAGCGAGATCGTCACCGAGAACATGGGCATCGTGCGCTTTGCCGAGTTGCTGCGCAACCACATCAGCACCGTCTATCCGAATTGCGCCCTGCGCGCCATGACCGGCGACCCGGCGGGCGACATCCGCAACGACGACGAGCGTACCACCTACGACCTGCTCAAGGCCGCCGGCATCGATGCGCGCCCCGCGCACAGCAACGAGCCGACCCTGCGCATCGAGGCGGTGGGCGCGGCGCTGCGCCGGATGGTCGACGGCGAGCCCGGCATGCTGGTGCACCCGCGCTGCCGCACCCTGCGCAAGGCCTACGCGGGGGCGTATCACTACAAGCGCATCGCGCTGCCGGGCGAGGCGCGCTTTCGCGACGTGCCGGAAAAGAACGCTTACTCGCACGTCGCCGACGCCGACCAGTACCTGATGCTGGGTGCCGGCGAAGGCAAGGCCCTGGTGCGGCGCGCCCCGGCCACGCCGCGCCAGGCCCACCCCAACCCCAGCTACGCCTATTACGGAGACGAGTGATGCCCATGCAGTTTCTCGATGTGCGCGATGCGCAAGTGCAGGACTTTCTCTGGCAGCACCTGGTGCCGCACGACATCCGCCACGACTACACCCGCGCCGATGCGCTGGCCTGGGTGATCGCGCAGGTGCGCGCCGGCGAGCAGTGGCTGGTCGGCGACCTGCAGGCGCGCCTGGCGTTCCGCTGCGTGGTGCGCAACCCCCGGGTTCTGGAGCCGCACATCATGGGCGACCCCGCGCGGCTGCGCTCGCTGCTTCCCGAGGCCCTGGCCCTGGGCTGGAACCGCGGCATCGAGCGGGTCATGGTGTGGACCCAATACGGGGTGATCGCCCGCATCGTCACCCGCCTGGGCTTCACCCACGAAGCCACCCTCAGGCGCGCCCATCTGGTCGAGGGCGAATTGCTCGACCTGCATATTCTGACTCTGGAGAAGCCCACATGTCTCAAACCATGAATGCGATTGCAGTCGGCTGGATGGACAGCATCGACGCCAAGGTCGATGCCGCCATCGACGCCAACCGCAATGGCAATGCAAGCAGCGGCATTGACGCCAACGGCAGCTTCAACGCCAACAGCGACGTTAACGCCAACGGCAACATCAACGCCAAAGGTGACATCAAGGCCAACAGCCATAGCGAAGCCAGCATCAACGGCGACGCCGACACCAGCGCGCCCGGTGCCGCCTCGGCCACGCGCACCGGCTCTCATGCCGCGCAGCGCCTGCAGCCGGCATCTGTGTTCGTCCACGGCCGCGCGATGCAGCACCAGCCCGCGCAACAAGCACAAGGAGGAGGTGGCGGCAAAGGTGGCGGTTCACCGGCCCCGTCACCGCCCCCACCCGCCGCGCCTCCGCCGCCGCCGACCATCGAAGACACCGCCGGCCAGCAGCAGGACGCTGCCGACGCGCTGCGCCGCCGTCAGGGCGCGGCCGCCTCCACCCTCACCAGCGTCAACGGCACCGCCGCGCCGACCACCAGCGGCAAAACACTCTTGGGAGCATGACATGGCAAGACGAATCCGAATCGACCTGATGGTCGCCGGCAGCGGCACCGGCAATGCCTTCGACTGGCCCGGCGGCGACGGCGTGCTCGATGTGGACGCCGCCTTCGGCGGCGGCAGCGTGGCCCTGCAAAAGCTCTCGCAGTCCGGCGCCTGGCTGCCGGTGCAGAACTACGCCACCACCACCCCGATCTCGCTGACCGCCAACGGCACCGCCAACTTCCGTGCCGCCGCCGGCCCGATCCGCGTGGTGGCCACCACCGCGACGGCGGTCAATGCCTACGCGACAGGCGTACCGGCCAATGTGGCGGGTTGATTGGGAATGCCCGCGCCGGTCCGACGGGCAGCGCGCCTGGGCCGCGCCCGTCCGCCAGCGGCGAACCCGTGCCGGCCGCTGCCTGCGGCGCCTGAATGCGTTGCAACACCCTATCCATTGAGAGAAACGCGATGACCGACACCTACGTAACTCCCGGCACCCGCGACCGCGACGCCGACGATCGCGCCAGCCGCGCCGGCGCGGACAAGCGCGCCGCCCGTTCCAGGTTCGCCGGCGCTGATGAACGCGCCAGCCGTTTCAGGTTCGCCGGCGCTGATGAACGCGCCAGCCGTTTCAGGTTCGCCGGCGCTGATGAACGCGCCAGCGAGTGCCTGCGCGACCACGAGCAGCTCGCCTCGCGGCGCGGCATCTGGGAGGGGCACTGGCGTGAGGTGGCCGAGCGGGTGCGGCCGAACCAGATGTTTTTTGGAAACCCAAAACGTCCCGACGGCGACAAGCGCAACCAGAAGATCTTCGACGACACCGCGCCCCTGGCCCTCTCCAAGTTCGCCGCGGCGGTGATCAGCATGTCCTTCCCCGCCACCCAGCGCTACCACTCGCTGACCACGCACGACCCGCAACTGGCGAAGAACAGCAACGTCAAAAAGTATCTCGAACACGTCACCGACCTGCTGTTCCGGGTGCGCTACGGCCCGCAGGCCAACTACCAGGCGCAAAGCGGCGAGTGCGTGATGGACATAGGGGCGTTTGGCACCGGCATTCTGTTCATCGACGACGTGGTCGGCACTGGCATCCGCTACAAGAGTCTGCCGCTGGCCGAGACCTACCTGGCCGAGGACGGGCACGGGGTGGTCGATACCCTGCACCGCAAGTTCGAGCTCTCGGTGCACCAGGCGGCGAGCCTGTTCGGCTTCGAGAACCTGCCCGAGCGCATGCGCACCGCGTATGAGCATGACAAGACCGCGCGTTTCACTTTCCTGCATTGCGTCAAGCCGAACCGCGATTGCGTCCCCGGCCGGCGCGACCACACCGGCATGCCCTGGTACTCCGCCTACATCTCGGTGGAAGACCGCGCGATCGTCAGCGAGGGCGGCTACCGGGTGTTCCCGTTCGCCACGCCGCGCTTCGAGACCGGGCCGAACGAGACCTACGGCCGCAGCCCGGCGATGAAGGTGCTGCCGACCATCAAGAGTCTGAACGAGATGAAAAAGACCATCGTGCGCGCCGGGCAGAAGGTGGTGGACCCGCCGGTGATGCTCACCGACGACGGCAGCCTGCAGGCATTTTCGTTGCGCGCCAATGCGCTCAACTTCGGTTACGTCGATGCGAACGGCCGTCCGATGGCGCTGCCCTTCGAGACGCGCGGCCAGGTGCAGATCGGCATGGACCTGATGAACGCCGAGCGCGAGGTGATCAACGACGCGTTTTTCGTCACCCTGTTCCGCATCCTGGTGCAGGAGCCGACGATTACCGCCACCGAGGCGATGCTGCGCGCCCAGGAAAAGGGCCAGCTGCTCGCGCCCACCATGGGGCGGATCCAGACCGAGATGCTAGGGCCGCAGATCGCCCGCGAGCTCGACATCCTGGGCCACGCCGGCGCGCTGCCGCCCATGCCGCCCGAGCTGATCGAGGCGGGCGGCCACGTGAAGGTGGAGTACCAGTCGCCGCTCAACCTGGCGCAGCGCGCCGCCGCCGGGGTGGCGATCATGAACACCATGCAGGCGGTCGCCCCGCTGGCGCAACTGGACAAGCGCGTGACCCTGCTGTTCGATGCGGTGGCGATGGCGCGCGAGCTGGCCGACATCAACGGCGTGCCCGCGCACACCATGCACTCGGACGAGGAGATCGCGCAAATGCAGGGCGCCCAGCAACAGGCCGAGCAGATGCAGGCCCTGCTCGCCGCCGCGCCGATTGCCGCCTCGGCCGCGAAGAACTTCGCGCAAGCCGGGGCGATGGCGGCCTCGCTGCCGAATCAACAGGCGCCGGCGATTCTGCCGTCTGGGGCGTGATGCGAGATGGCGAAGCCCTCCCTGCCGGTGCTCTTCTGAACGCGGCCCGGCACTTTGCAGGAGTTGGGGTCGGATCATCTTTTGCGGCTTCATCGCAAAAGTGCTCTGACCCCAATTCCGGAATACGGAGTGCCGCACTTCGCAAGTTGCAAGCTCACTTCGCTATTCGCCTCGAGCCTTGCAGAGAACCGATCACCGAATACGGAATTGGGGTCAGAGCACTTTTAAAAGGCCAAAAGTGATCCGACCCCAAATCCTCCACCGTGCCTTGCCGCGACAGACCTACAGCCACGCAACCCGCACCACCAACCGGACCCCGACCCATGCTAGATCAACTTCACCACCAGATCACCCGCATCCTGCGGCGCCGCTCGTATTACCGCGCGACGTTTCAAACCCCGTCCGGCGAAAAGGTGCTCGCAGACCTGCGGCGCTTTTGCCGCGCTACGCACAGCTCGGTGATCGTCTCGCCGCAGAG